GCGGAATTGCGCGGATGAGCGGATTGAGGAATCATCTGAGCCAATACAACGTCATCGCCCAAGAATTGCAATTGAGTGACGACCGATTCGTGTTGTCGGCAAGCAATCCGGGCATCAGCGACAGCCGTATGTTCTGCAATTCGATTTGGACGAGGTTCCCGAAGGTGCGTCTTCACCCGCGTTGCAAGTGGACGAAGCACGACTTGAACTTCGTTGAAATCATGCGTGACACGCAAGGCGAAATCAAGATGAAGAAGACAGGCAAATTGAAACACGCTCCGCTTGGCGCGGCCAGCATGGGCCACTTGTTGGATTGCACGAGATACGCCATGCACAATACGCTCTTCGACTTTGTCGCGATGCCAAAGAGTTGATGGCATAGATTGCGAAGCAATGAACAGGCGATGGGTTGATAGGCCAATGGAGTTGATTGCCGTGAGCATTCCGCCCTTGGGTGAATCATACCCGTGCGAGGTGTACGAGAAAGTGGTGGCCTTGCAACGTATGGAGCCGGATGTTGAATACGATGTTGTCTACACGATTGTCGCTTGCTTGAACTGACATGGACAAACGAACTTGGACTGACCAATACGGCGTTGCGCACGATGCTTCGCCCATCTACAGCGACAGCAAAGGAGGTGTATGGTACGCCTTCGACAAGCCCTTGGCTATGCCCGCCGCGAGGGCCGTTGGCGCGGAACTTGCCGCTGAATGGGCGTTGATGAACTTCACGCCCGCCGACCTATTGGCCTACATCAACAAGATGAAGGAAATGGGGAACAAGGGACAGATTGTCGATATGTTCGGAACGCTTCACTACATGGAGCAACGAATCCAATGGGCGATGGAGGCGAAGAGTATGTTGGAACTTGCCAAGTGCTACTTCGTCCTTGACGACGAACCATTGCAGATGCAGACCGAACAACACGACCAATTGAAGGAGCAACGATGGAAGGAAGATTCGGAGTGTCGTGGTTTTTTTTTGCGGCAAGCGTTCGTCATCACCAAGGGCTATTCGGCGTTCTCAGAGAGCGACATCCAAGGTTATTTGAAAGCACAGGAGGTGCTACACCTTCGGAACGCGAACGAATCAACGAGAAAGCCCGCGACAAAAGACGGCTCCGCTGGGCGCAAGAGATTCTTCACGAAAGGCGCGAGGACTTGAACGCCCAAGTGTTCATGGTCTGTAAGCGATTGCCGAGCGAGGTTGACCGATTGTTGAGCGGCACAGCGGAGAACTACTATCAAACAGTGAGTACTTTCGTGCGGCTGTCCGACTTGCAACAAACCGCAAGCGAAGCAGAGGACGATGGCGGTTGAGAACATCATCTTCAGAATCACAACCGAAGTGTCTGACAAAGACGCGCCTGTTGTGCTTGCGGCAAGCATTGAGAAGGTTGACAAGGAGTATGCTGAAGCGCAGAAGCAAGTCAACTCGTTCAACGATTCGGTTCGAAAGGGAACGACAGGGGCGCAAGGCGCGGCTCAAGCAAACAACCAAGCGGCGGCAAGCGCATCAACGCTTGGCAAGACCTTCCAAACGGCGGCAAACGGAATGCGATTCTTCATTGACGCGCAAGGTCGCGCGCGCAAGGAAAGCGGTTCGTTGGTTACGGCGGCTGAAGCGGCGGCGGCGGGTATCGACCGACAAGGAAAGGCGGCACAACAGGCGGCTCAATCGGTTGGCGGGCTTGGCCGGGTGTTCTCCGAATCAGCAAAGCAATTCGCCCAATTCTTCGCGGTTGACGCGTTGGTTCGCGGAGTGTTCAACACCTTCCGTGGCGGGGTTGATGCCATTGTTGAGTTCGATGATACGTTGGCCGAGTTGTCGTCCATCACGGGCGCAACGGGCGATGACCTTGACTTCCTACGCGAGAAGTCAATTGAGTTCAGCCAATCAAGCACAGTAGGCGCGGCTGATGTAGCCAAGGCGTTCACGGCAATCGGTTCGGCGCGTCCGGACTTGCTGAAGAACGGGGAAGCCTTGTCGGCTGTCGCGAAGGAAGCAATCACGCTATCAGAAGCGGCGAAGATTGACCTTGGTACGGCGGGCGCGGCGGTTGCGAGCGCAATGAACCAATTCAACCTTCCGGCATCAGAGGCGTCACGCATCATCAACGTGCTTGCGGCGGGTTCGCTTGAAGGCGCGGCGAACATCAGCGAGGTTGGCGAAACGATTGACAAGGTTGGTACAGTCCTTTCCGCCAACAACATCACAATCGAACAAGGCGTTGCGCTGACGGAAACGCTTGCCGAGAAGAACCTCAAGGGAGCGGAAGCGGGAACGCAATTGCGCAACATCATCTTGCGCTTGGTTCAATCGGGCAAAGGATTCGTTGATGGGCAGTTCAACATCAATGCCGCGCTTGAACAAACGAAGAAGGAGTTTGATGCGATACAAGACCCGGTGAAGCGCGCCGAAGCGCAAATCAAGTTGTTCGGCGTGGAGAGCGTTACAGCGGGCAACATATTGACGAGCAATATCGACACGTTTGACCGGCTCACGATTGCGGTAACCGGCTCATCTGTCGGATACGACCAAGCCGAAACCAACAACAAAACACTTTCCGCTTCATTCGCGCGGTTGAGCAACGCGGTCACGAACGCGTTCCTTCAATTCACGACAAGCGCAAGCACACTTGGGCGCGTTGTCAATTTCGTTGCAGAGAACCTTGGAACGATTCTCAAGGTTGTGGGCTTGGTCGTTCAAGCAATCGTGTCGTACAGGTTGGCGGTATCCGCAAGCACAATCGCCACAAGAGCGTATGCGGCAACGACAACTCTTCTGTCGAACGCAAAGCGGTTGTATGCAATAGCGTCAACGGGCGCGGCGGGCGCAACGCGGGCGTTCAACCTTGCCATAGCGGCGAACCCGATTGGTTTGCTTGTGACCGGAATCACGACAGCGGTGAGCGCGTTGTTGTTGTGGAATGAGGCAACAGAAGACGGGGAAGAAGCGCAAAGCGATTTGAACGCCAAATTGAAGGAGCAAATTGAGTTGAGGAACAAACTCAATACATCGGTTGCCGATATCAATCTACAAGTACAAGGCAAAGCCTCCTTGGACTTGGGACAACTTGAGGCTTTGAAAGGCAATATCGACCAACAGATTGGCGAGTATGAGCGATTGGGCCTTGAGGCCGTTGCCGCAGAAGCAAAGGCTGCAGACGGAATAGCAGAGGCGCGAAAGGAGGTTGAGGCCCAGCGGAAAGAGGACAACGAAAGGGGTCTTGAACTTCAAAAGGAGTTCAACGAGGCGTATCGAACAGAGGCCGACAGATTGAAGGTGTTTGATTTGAATCTGTTGCGGGAAGAGTTTGACGAGCAATCGAATGCCAGCCGCGCCGAATTGCGCCTAAAGACCAAAACAGCTGAATTGACAGGCGTTGCGGTCACGGCGGCGGAAGCCAAAGCGGCAAAGGCCAAATTGGAGATTCAGAAGAAAGCGATTGAGGACGAAATTGCTTTGCGCAAGCGATTGACGGGAAGCGGCGGCGGCACAGGCGGCGAATCGCCCGCTGTCGCCGGAAGCATCAAAGCATTACAGGATGAGCAGAAGAAACTTGGCACAATTCTGACCGACAAGTTGGTGATTGGAAGCGAGCGGTTCAACGAGGTTCGCGACAAGTACTTGGCCGTCACGAAAGCGTTGAAAGAGGCCCAAGACCAATTGCAAGCGCAGGATATATTCCCGCCGGGTTCGTTGAACGCGTTGAACCAAGAACTGCAGACGTTGAGAGCGGAGTTGAATAACCTTCCGGGCGATGCGGAAGGATTCGATGACGCGGCCAAGAAGGTGAAGGAACTTGAAGCTGAAATCAAACGCCTTCAAGAGCGCATAGGCGGGGGCGGCGAAGATGGTTCCAAGGTATTGCTGGAGCGATTGGATGAGGAACAACGCGTGACGTTGGCATTCGCCGCCTTGGACTTGCGGGCGCGAACGACAGCCGCAGAGAATCGTCAAGCATCAGAGGAAGAGTTGGAGGCCATAGAACGCGAGGGCAATCAAGAGCGGTTGCGCTTGTTGTTGGACTTTGCCAAGCGTAGGCTTGCAATCCTTGAGGCAAGTGGAACGGCGGATGCCGATGAATTGCAGAAGCAGAAGAACGATATTGCGTTGCTTGAGGGCGAACTTGGATTGCCGACATCGCAACCGAAGAGCGACGAACAGAAGCGGCGTGAGTATGTTGCGAAGGTTGCCGAGGATGCGCAGAAGATTGCCCAACTTGGAATCGACGCGTGGAAGGCGTGGTCAGATGCGCAACAGAAATCATTAGACCTTCAGATTCAAGCCCAAGAAGGTCGCGTACAAGAGGCGCGCGAACTTGCCGACAAGGGCAACGCGACAGTATTGGAACAAGAGAAGAATCGACTTCAACAGTTGAACGACGAACGCAAACGCGCGGCGCGTCAAAGCATCGCAATTGCTCAACTTGAAGCGGCGGCGGCGGGCGCGGTTGCAATCGCAAGAGCGGCGGCTGACGGCGGCGGTTTCCTGACGGCGATTACCATTGCTTCGACAATCATCGCCCTCACAGCGGGCCTTGCGCAAGCCCGCGCGCTGACAACATCATCAATACCCGCATTCCGAAAGGGCGGAAGCGCGGATTGGTCGCGCCTTGGCGGATACACGGGTTCCGGAAATCCCGAAAATATCTCCACCATTCTTGGGGGAAAGCCGTACATCTATCACGCCGACGAATACATAATGCCGCACGAGGTTGTGAGCCTTGGCGACAACAAGCGATGGCTTGAGCAGATTCATCGCGGGCGGATTGACATCGGGAAGATGATGTCAGGCAAGAAGGCAATTCAAGTTGGAATCGAAGGTGACCGGGGAACGGATAGGATTGTGAAGGCCATTGAATCTCAACCGCGCACATCCGTGTATATGGACGGCGATGGAATCAGTATGCTTGTACAAGGGCGCATCCGCAAGGCCAATATGCTCAACACACGGCGATGATTAGGCTGTACATCAACAACGTCTTGGTTCCCGCGTCCGATGTTGAAGGGGCGCAGGACATCACAACGAGCATCGATGTGGAAACGGAGGACGGCGAAAGCGTGAAGAAGAGCGTCACGCAGAACCTCACATTCTACGGCGCGACATACGAATACATCAAGGCGGAATTGATTGACCCGGCGGATGGATTGCTCAAGGAGATTCCGTTCCGCGTGGAACACGTTTGCGAAGGGCAATCGGTCGTTGTATTCGTTGGAGTGATACAAGGACAAACGATATCGTGGTGCGAAGGCGAATGCCGCGTTGAGTGCACAGCCATTGAAAAGACCTCGCAATCGCAGATGATGGATTGCCTTGAGAGCCGAACGGTGTATGACGGCCTCTTGGACGAAGCGCATCCGCGCATGACGTATTGTGACGAGATTCGACCCGATTGGCTTCACATCACTGTTTTGATATTGGGGCAATTGCTCCAAATCATCTTGACTGTGCTTACCCCAATCGTTATCATATTCGCAACGATTGTCGCGGTCATCAACGCCATCATTGCATTCGTCAACATCACGGGCGCGGGCATAGACCCAATTGACTTCGACGGTGACGAATCAACCAACCTCCTACAAGAGTGGCAAGACTTGACGTTCACGCTTGGTGAGCGATTGATTGGTTGCGGAAGGATGCACCCTTCGATGTTGATTCGGCGCATCTTCCAATACCAATGTCAAGTCTGCGGCGGCGCGTTCCAATCGACCATATTCACAGACCCGGCAAGCGAATACTACAACACAGTCCTATTCAACGCGCAAGTCAAGAAGGGAACGCTTGAGGAAACGGGTTCGCTCATAAGCGAGAACCTTCCCGTGATGTCGCCCGCGTCATTGTTGCGCAAACTGAAGACGGTGTTCAATGCCAAGTACGCAATCCGAACGATTGGCGGCGTTCCAACGCTTGTGTTTGAGCGGAAGGACGCAATCCAAACCACCGCGATTTGGGTTGACCCTATGGTGTTGAAGGACGAAGGGAGGTTGGTAGACAACCTTTGCTATGAATGGGACAGCGATGCGTTGCCCGCGTATATGAACGGCGGGTATTCTGAAGACCCGTCAGACGAAGCGGGCAATGAAGCAAGGGCCGTGTACCGCGACATAGTTGAATGGAACAACCCGTTCAACCCGGCGCAGAAGGGCGAATATGCAATTCAGTTTGAGTTCGGAATGTGCCGAAATCGACGCGATGCGTATGAGGTCGATACGCTTGATTCAATACTATTTTGGCCGACGATGGTTCAAGCGTCCAACCTCTACGGCAACGCAATGTTGCTCACGCGCGGAGTTGCGTCGTTGCCAAAGTTGTTGATATGGAACGGGGCCACGCCGTTTGGCGGCGTACAGAACGGATACAACGCATACGGCAGACCTCCGGCAAGTAACTTCAACTATCCGTTGCACTTCAACGAATGGAATACAACGCCCAACACGTCCTATCCGTCCAACTCTCCGGGCCGGAACTTGTATGGACGCTTTCACGCCATAGACAATCCGAAGCTGTTGAATTCGCGGCGCATCCGGTTCAAGTTTGAATTTGAATTCACCGAAGCGCATATCACAACAATCGACCCGTTCGCTGTTGTTCCTTTGCCAATCGCCGGAGGAATCAATGGTTACATCACGAACATCACCATCAACCATAAGGCCGGAACCATAGCGGTGAGCGGCAAAGCATAGCCATGCCATACACTTGTTCGGTCGTTTCCTGTACGTTCAAGAACCTCTCCGCAGAGGACGTTGGCGTGAAGACCAATTCCAACGCTGACGCGTCAATCGGCGCGAAGGTTCAGATGGAATTGGAGTACACATCTTCGGAGGACATCGCGCCTTCGCGCATTCGATTCAACCCAACGCTGTTCACGCCGTCCTTGCCGCTTGTTGACCCGGTAAGCACTATTGCCGGATATCAGTTTGAGGTGGAGGCCACCGCCAACGTGGGGGATATCATTGCATTGCCGTTTGCCACGGCCAGCGCCTACGAGAGTTGCAATCAGAATGTAGAGGCGGAGTTGGAGATACTTGACACCGACCGTGCCGTGATTCGCTTCACGTTCGTGATGACGATGGACTTGAGCCAAGCCATCAACGGGCAGATACTTCCGAACGAGAAGCGATTGCTTGCTGTTCATCGCAATGCCGTGACGATGTTGCCTACGGCATCGCCGCAGAACGTCTACAACTTCAACAATCGCGGCGTGTTCTCATTCGTTCGCTTTCAGTCTGCGGCGGGCGAGGTGTTTGTATTGCGCCATTGGGAAGCCTATCAATCGCGGTTCTACACGCGCGGATTGCCCAACAACACGGCGAATCCGCCTTCTGCTGAATTGAGTTCGGTTCCGTATGGCTACGAGTTTGAACTCAAGCGCGGTTCGGAGGTGGTTGTGTCGTTGAGCCAATATGAGGAAACGGAGGTATCTCTGTACCTCGTTGACCAATCGCCAACGCTTGCTGTCGGACAGCGGTTCACGGCCTACTTGATTGACAACGCCGTAGGCGACAACCTATCAACCTTCCAACAGCAATACGGATGCGAGAACTACGGCTCCGAATCGGAGTTCGGCGTGACGCTGGATGGCGATGACCTTGGCGGAAACATCATTGGCGTGACGGCCTGTTATGCGTCAGTCACCCATCAATCAACGCCATCAATCCGATTGCGATTCAAGGTAGGAACGGCGGTTGACCCAACGAGGCTGTATTCAATCATCGTTGTCGCTTGTGGCGTTCCGGGCGTTGGAAACGACACATTCACCAATTCCTACATCCTGTACAACGTAGGCGCGAATGGACTTCCCGCCGCTCCTCCGTTGACGAGCGATGAGTTTGAAGGCAACATCCTTGACTACAACACCGACCCCGGAACCGACAACGTCATCAGTACCATTGTAGACCACCTTCGCTGCGTTGTTCGCGTCAATCGCAACGCCTATGATGCCTTGCCGCAAAGCACGGCGTTGGATTCGATATGGAACGATTCTATGCGCACAATCAATGTGCAATTCATTGACGAGGCGACGAACCTTGCCGTATGGGAGAACAACTTCACGAAGGTTGGTTCATTGTGGACGGGCAACGGAACGAACATCATTGAAGAAACGATTGATGGCGGGTGGAACGAATACAGCCTTTGGTTGCATACGGCGTATCCGAACATTGGCGGCAATCCCGACTTCAGCAACATCACGCTCAAGGTACTTTGGTCGTTCGTTGTTGAGTTCCCCGCGATACCAACGTGGCGCGTTGAGTACCGATACCCGCAACGCATATTGGTCAACGGCTACGGCAACTTCACGAAGCAGATTCAAAGCATTGAATTGATTGACTACCCAAGCGGAATGCCGTTGACGAACCTATGCCAAGGCGACATTGCCTTGGTGAAGGTGACGTTGGACGAAACGCAAGACAACGGCTTGGATTGGAACATTCGCGTCAAGTGGGCATTGGAGCCATACGGGTTCGCGACGAACAACGATGCCCGTCCGAGCAACACTCCGGAGGAAGAATCATACAGCGGCAACTTCGCTCAACTCAATCAACCGGAAATCGAATTGCTTCCGGCAACCTTTGAGGACAACAACGGAACGCTTGAAGCCGCATTCACCTTTGACTACAGCGGCATTCCCGTAGGTCAGAAGCCTTGCATCTATGTGATTGCGGAACCCGTGAACGGCCTGTGTCCGGAACCCGTCATCAACCTTGCTCAATCGGTTGACGATTGCTTGAGTAGCGCGTTCACCATTGAGATTGATGTTGCGAATGATGAGGTGTTCGTGGTCGAAGGCTTGTCCTACAGCATCAACAACGGCCCCGCAATCACGGATATGAGCGGCCCCAACTTGTACATACTTGGGCCTTTCGGTTGCACCGACATCGTGAAAGTGCAAGTCATACGCGCGGGCGATGGCGCGTGTCATTACGACCTTGGTTCGTTCACAAGCGGATGCGGGCCGTGCTGTGACTATCCGAATATGCCTGTGATGGAGAACATCCTGTATTGGTGTACCGCTGATGAGCAAGCGGGGCTTGAAGCGGGCGCATCGCCCGGTGATACATTCTTGATTCGCGACCTTCCCAATGCAACGCCGCCGGGTTCAACGCTGTTTGAACAGAACACCGGAAACAAAGCAACGTGGAACGGCTCATCGTGGGACATCCAAGTGCTTGCGCCGGGAACTGTCATCTACATCACATCGGCGGGGTCAAGCCTCAACGACTATGACAAGTACTTCGTGGTTCGCGGAGCGGCCAACGGCACGGCATTGTACCCAAGCGGCAAGTTTGCCCGCGAATGGTTGTACCCTGCGCGTGATAATGATAGCGACCCCGCAGGAGGACACAAGGCGATGTCTATCAGCACCTACACCAACGTGTATGCTAATGAAAGCGGGTACAGCGAGTGCCGGATTGGTATAGCCCAAGTATTCTCTCCATTAGATGCCATTTGGGTTGACCTTTACACCGCAAGCGAGGAAGACCACATGACCGTTGCTGGGATAGACTACGACAACATCAACACCCGCATTGCTTGGTACGGCGGGCCGACAGGAACATTCTTCCAAGGCTACTCACGAACACGATTCTTTGCCTGATGTCCATCTCGTACCCAGCAACAAAAATTGACATCGCGAACCCGCGCCTTGACGCGGAGGCGCGCGATTTCTTCGCCGTCACGGAGGTTGTTTGCCTTCCGCGCAAGTTCCCTTGCTTGACTGTTGAGGACAACCCTATGTACGGCGATGACGATTCATTCGCCTGTCAGACCGGATGCGACGAAGAGCCGTTCATGTTCATTGTCGAAGAGGCGGACAACATCCAACTCCAATTCCAACTTCCCGACCAAGTCAACGCCGACCCTTCAGACCCGGATGCGGGTTGGTACAACAATGCGATTGACGAATACTTCATCCGCCTTGAGGTGCTTGACAGCGGGAACAACGTGGTGTTCGATGGATTCATCAGCGAGATTGCTGACGCGTGGTACGTTGGCGCGAATGAGGACGGAATCACGATGCAATACGCAAGCATCAATGTTGCGCGATTGCTTGAAGAGATTGGTACGGATTGCTTCTACTTCCGCGCAACGATATCGCTTGGCGCTGGGGAGTACTTGTCTGTGAACCGCGCCGGGCCGATTCTTCCGGGCGGGCCGTGGCCGATTGGATTCCGTTACCTCATCATGCCGGGGCCGGACGAAGGAAACATCTATGAGTGGGGGCCAAATGGATGGTTCCTTATCAGGCCTCCATACGCTGACGGGGAATGGATTTATGTCGCAAGCCTTGGCACGTTCTATTCGTACAACGAAACGACAGGCAAACTGGTGATGCAATCCGGAATGCCGCCCGCCGATGAAGAAGCGTTCCAATACTTCTACACCATGTCGTATCGCGTTCGCAAATGCGATGAACCCATCGTGCGATTCGGCGCAACCTTGAACGGCGTTGATTGCATAGGATTCGTTCACGAATTGCCCGAAGAGATATTTGGAGGCGGGCTTGGAGGCCCGTTCCAATGGGACTTCGCGGTGCTTGGTTCGGCAGAAACAATCAAGTTGGAAGCCCGGCGCGAACTCACGAAGAACGGAAGGCTCACATCCGTGCAAGAGCGGACGACAACGCGTGTGCGCACAACAGGATTGCCCAAGTCAGTAGCATATGCAATTCGCGCAATCCTTGCGTCCAAGGAGTTCACCATCAACGGCGAGAATTATTCGGAGGTTGGCGACTTGAGCCGGAACAACGACACGGGCGAACTATGGTGGCTTGATTTCGAGGTCACAAGAACCGATTGCGATACATCAACAACGTGTTGAGGCAAGTGTATATTTGCTCCGCGCGACACCCCGCGCGATGAGGCGCAAGCCTGTTACCTTGAGGGCAATCGTTCACCCTGCTGAATCGAACGAAGAACCTTCAAACCTCAATCAACAATGGCTTTCTGCGGAACAGGGTGTGCAAGCCCAATACCACAGGTCGTTGGAGCCGCTTGTAAGATTGTAACGCGCCCCGCCGGATTTGACCGTGTCATTTTCAAGCGTTGCGATTACACCTTCGCGAACATCCAAGACCTCAACGAATGGGCGGAAGCCCTTGCGAATGGCGACATTGGTTCAACGGGCCGGGTGCTTGGAAGCAAGCCGAAAGGCTCAGCTACCAAACGGCGCGTTGCTTCATGTTTGCCGGAGCGCACTACGAACTACACGCGCACTTGGAATTGGAAGGACAGCAACGCTGACTTGGACACGCTGACGGAATACGATTTCTATCAGCACATCGACGAGAACCAAGACACGCTGAACATCGCATTCCTTACTTGCGATGGTCTGCTGTACGGATTCTTCCCCGACTACTCCTTGGATGTAGACGACACGCGCACCGAACCCAATGACGAAGATGCCGTCATTGAATGCGTGGTGGAAGTGAAGAGCCGCCTCATCACCAAGCCCATCAAGATTCCCGGCCTTGCCGAGATTCTCGCAACGACCGGAAGCGGTTCGTAACCTACCATCATGGCGTTCGACATCAACCGATACGTCCAAGACTTCTTCAACCTCCCCAGCCCCCCTCTGCAAGAGCGGTGGGTTGGGGAGTACGAAGCGGTCAGCGTTCATGTGAACGGGACAGTTCCAATCAAACTGATTGAAACCCGCAGACCCTACGAGGACGAAGACATCGCGTTGTATCGAAGGCAGAACTACGAACCCGTTACCAAGGGGCCGTTTGCGCGGTTCAACAGCGACTTGAGCCGGGTGTTCAGCGGTACGCAAGTCAGCGTGAACGTCAACAACGATGACCTTCAAGACTATCTTGAAGGCAACAACTTTGATGGAATGGACTTGCGCTCCTATTGGAGCCGCAAGTTGTGCAAGAGAATGATTGTAGACCCCAACGGCATATTGGTTCGTTGGGTGAACGTAGTTCCGGATGCGCCCAATGCGAAAGTGGAGCCGGAGTTGGTGATGGTGTTGAGCAAGAACATCAAGCATTTCACCAAGGATGTGCTGTCGTGGGAAGCGGAAGAGCGAAGCGAAATCATCGTTCAGACCCGCGATGGAAGCGAGGTTCGGGAAGAAGGCATTGTCTACAACATCGTGGACAGCGTCAACTATTATAAGTTGCGGCAATACGGACGGAAGGAAGATGCCTCATTTGAATTGCTTGTCCATTACCCGCATCGCTTGAACCGATTGCCGATTGACGTTCTTGGCGGCGAAGAGGTCGTGATGACAAACACGCGTACCAACAAGGATGAAGTTTGGTATCAGTCCTTCGTTGCGAATGCGATGCCCTACGCCAATGAATGTGCGCGTCAATGGAGCGACCACCAAGGCGTATTGGTTACAGCCGGATTCCCGTTACGCGAGGTCGAAGGAATCGACTGCGCCTACAAGGGATGCCACAACGGATACATCACAGAGAAAGGCTTGAACGAAGAGGTTCTTCGCAAGTCATGCCCATCGTGCAAAGGACGCGGCAAGGTTGCGCCATTTGGCCCGTATGGCGTGTTGATTCGCAAGAAGGCGAGTATGCTTGAAGGCCAAACCGGAGCAAGCGACCGCGACATGGTCAAGTTCATCAATCCCGACCCAAGCATACTTGAGTTCGGGAACAAGACTTGGCGCGATTACAAGGCCGACCTTGAGAAGGAGTTGAACCAACTCTTCATTGACGAAGCGCAGAGCGGCGTTGCGAAGAACATTGACCGCGAACACAAGGTTGCCAAGTTGGACACCATCGGGTATCACTTGTATATGGTGTTGATGAAGCACACCATTGAAGACATCGCGGAACTGATGTTCTTCGGCGTTGACGATACGGATATCCAAATCAGTCTGCCGCCGACATTCATCGTCAGAAGCGAGGAAGACCTGACCTCAGAAATGCAATCGCTGAAGCAAGCGGGCGCGCCGTTTGCTATGGATGGTTTGGTATGGATGGAGTTTGTTCGCAAGCGATTCCCCGGCCAAGCAACCTTGGTGAAGAGCGTTGAAGTGCTTGCCGAATACGATGTCCTGTTCGGCATGAGCGATGAGGACATTGTAGCCCAACGCGCCGGGGGATTGATTGACGATGTGTTGGTACGCCGTCATACGCTTGCGCCCGCCGCGCTGAAGCGATTGACCCGCGAATACGGCGCAGATGTATTGTACCAAGACAACATCTTCGATTTGATTGATGACAAGGTCGAAGCCTTGTTGCCCGCCGCGCGGTTGGAATCGCCGGGAGACATTGAATCGCCGGGCGAAGAGGAGGGCGAAGAGGAGGACAACACCGAAATGATTAATGGCATCGTGTCAATGCTTCGCCGAATCGCGGACGCGGAGAATCGAATGTCGTCAGCAGAAGCAAGCCTTGCAGACTTTGAGGCCGAAGGAATCGTTGTCAACCGCGAAGAGTTCATCCAACGCGTAATGGGATGAACGCATGTCGCTGTTAGACCTCGTCATACTCAATGAACGCATTGCGGAGAAGGGCGTGCGCGACCTTCAGAATCGGTTCAAGACCCTTGAGAAGGGATTGATTACCGACTTGAACGATTACCTACGGAGGTTACCGACGAAGAACGGGAAGATTGTGGTTGATGAAACGACCACGCGCATCCTCAATGAACTCAACAGCGTTCTTGAGCAAACGGCGGGCAAGAAGCAAATCAAGACAGCGGTGCGCGACTTGTTGCCGGAGTTCGACAAGATATCGGCGAACGTCAAGGCGATGCACGGCGATGAAAGCGGAATCCGCGTAGCCGACAAGATGATGAACGACACGAAGCAGAGGATGCTTCAAATGACAGTCGACAACATCGTGTCCAGCGGTTACAACGCGCGATTCGCTGACCCCGTTCGCAAGACCCTGTACAATCAAATCAACTTTGGCGCGGGCATACTTGAAACGGAGCGAGCGTTGCGCAATCTGATTTCGCCTGTTGACGGCAACGGCGTGTTGACCAAGTACGTTGGAGGCGTTGCGCGCGATTCGTTCCATCAGTACGAAGGCCAAGTTCACAAGCAAGTCGCGCAACAATACGGGTTGACCAATTGGCGATACGTTGGGAACATCTTGCCCGGCGCGCCCAACAAACAAGGCAAGCGTACCGGAGGAACGCGACCGCAATGCAAGCGATGGGTTGAGAAAGGAATCATTACAGGAGAGGAATTGCCCGATGAAATCAGATGGGCCGTCAACAACGGAAGCGGTTGGATACCCGGAACGACAGTTGACTTGTGGCCTGTGAATCGCGGCGGATACAACTGCCGTCACAAGGCAATTCCAACGCGCCGGACGGCGGATGGCTCTGTTACAAAGCCGCCCGCTCCACCTCCACCTCCGCCTCCGCCACCTCCGCCGCCCGCGCCACCGCCCGCGCCACCGCCCGCGCCAAAGCCCGCGCCCGCGCCCGCGAAACCCAAAGTTCAATTTGACAAGGGATATCTTGGGTCAAATCAGACGGACGCAATCAACGATTCGTATGCCGCCCTTGTCAACGACCAAGACGGCGTTGCCGAGATTATGAAGAAGAACATAACCTTCACGGGCTTGTGCGGGCCGGGCGAAGAGATTGGTCAAGGAAAGTTCAGAAACGAAGGAACAAAGGAGAGAATAGACACGGAGAATTACACTCTTGAAAACACGAATGCGGCCGGATTGGCTTGGAGACACAAACGGCTCATATCGGTACGAATCAATCCCGGAGAATTCATAGCGCAACGCGGATACAGCAAAGAGATGAACGAGCGTTACGGAACAACGACCACGCCCGGAACAATATCTGATGCCATAGCGCGCTTTGAGAAGAACATCGCTCCGACCATAGTTCACGAGAACGCGCACCTGATAGGCTTTGAAAAGGATCCAATGTCGCGGGGCGAACGAGCGCCAAAGTTTGCGAGAGTGATGAGGAAATATGGATTGATTCTACAAGACGCTCCTTCGGTATACGGGCGAAGCAACGTAGACGAGTTTTGGTGCGAAACTTTCGCCGCCTACGTTCACGCGAATGCTTGGCTGAAGAACAAGCACCCACGAGTATACGAAGCCTTTGAGGAAACGTTGAAGGAGTACGGCATAGACAAAGCCACCGTCACCACCTACTGACATGACAATTGAACGGATACAAGAACTATCGCAGCAAACGTTGGAAGCATCTTTGAAAGATGACTATACAACTCTGCGGAGCATTTACAGGGAAATCAAGGAAGATTCAAATCCTCCGAAGGGATTGGGCCATGAGTGGTTTGTTGCAAGCCTTGCCAAACCAATTCCATTTGAATTGATAGATGGCGACTGACCCGTTGCGAATCATCCGTTGGATTCACATCCTACACATCGCGGCAATCGTGGTTGTCGTTGGGACGCTTGTGTTGGTCATTCTCCGCGCCGCTCCGCAAGACATTGAACCGCCGTCGTCGGACAAGGCAGATGCGCACGTTCGCAACGCTCAACATCTACAAGTTCATATCGATTCCTTGAACCGCGTCAACGCGGAATTGAGCAAGGTATCTTCGCTGTATGCCGACAGCCTTCGCAACATTGATGAGCGATACACGAAGCATCGCAATCGCGTTCGCAATGCAAGTGCTGATGATTTGCGGGCCATCCTTGACAGCCTTTCCGCAACCTACCTTATCAACCGCGAACGATACCATCTGCTTCTCCAAGGAGGAATTGAGATTGGTGATTGAGCAGATAGGCACGGGCAATGAAGCGTTGGAGAAATACGCCGCGCTCCGAAGGCTTCACGGACACGTTCGCATTCGTCTGAAGAACGAACAAGCCAAGTCCGCGTTGCTTGAACAAGCGAAGGGCGAAATGGAATCGGCATACCTTGAGCAGAAGGTTGTGTCCGAGAATTGGAAGGCGGCATACATCAACCAACACAGACGCAAGAACAGATGGCGGTTCGCGTCATTGATGTTCGGCGGAATCATGGTTGGCTCAATCCTTGCGCGATGAACATGGAGTTGCGAATCAAGAAGATGCACGAATCGGTTGATTGCACAATCAGCCGCTTGTTCATCAACGGCGTGCCTTCGTGTTTGATACTGCAAGACGGCCCGCGCCCGGTGAAGGTGTACGGAGAAACGCGCATACCTCAAGGGAGGTACGAATTGAAGATGCGCAAGCACGGCGGGTTCCACGCCCGGTATCTGCGCAAGTACGGCGATTGGCACAAGGGCATGATTGAACTGATGAACGTGCCGGACTTCAAGTACATCCTCATCCACATCGGCAACAACAACAGCCATACAGCCGGATGCTTGCTGACCGGAACCACATTGAACAAACAAGAGTGTTTCGTGGGTTCAAGCGAACGCGCATACAAGGAGGTGTACCCGCATATTGCCTCTTGGCTTGAAGCCGGGAAGCGGGCATTCATCACTATCAATTACTGATAGTTGCACCGCTCGTTGTTTGAACTACTTTTGCTGAAACACATTCTCCAATGGCAAAGGAAACTACCAAGAAGGCCGTAGCGAAACAACCGATTCGGAAGCCGCGCATATCGAAGAAGGCAATGGCACTCCCTGCCGACACAATCAAAGCGACAACGGAAACCGAAGGTGTCGCGCTGAACGCCAAGACCGCCGCCGGGAAGGAATCGAACGCAGTGATGGTGTACGACCACGTTGCGAAGGTTGAACGCAAGATGAGCAAGCGGCAGTTCGACATCCTGTCAACCACAACCTACACCGAAGGAAGGAGCAAGTACAAGCGGTACACGTTGGGAAACGTGAAGAAGGCGGCAATCACGAAGAACGATTGATTCCCGCCGTCACGAAACGCAAACGATGTAACGTATGCTGACCATGAAGAAAGTTCAAGAATTGCTCAAGAAGATTGGCCTGTCAGACCAACACATCAATACCATTCTCAAGGAGGATGCGGACTTTGATGTTGATGAGGTTGCGGGCGAGGTGACGCAGAACATACAACAGGCCTTGGAGAATGACGATGCCTTCATCAGCAAATTGAAAGGCAATTGGCAAGGCGAAGTGCTTTCAAGCAAGGAGCGATACTTGGTCAAGGCGAGCAAGGGCTTGTTGACCCAAGCGGAATTGGAAGGATTGCCCAAGCAAGACCGCTTCAACAAGGTCGTTGACTTGTTGGTTGAGAAGATGGGCGCGACCGCCCCGAACGGCGATGCGGACAAGGAGATTCAGCGGTTGCGCGGCGAACTTCAGCAACGCGATGAAGCAATCCGGACGCTGAAGGAAGTTGAATTGCCCGGCGCGTTGAACAAGGCAACGGAGGTTGAAGCCGGATTCCAGATTCGCAACTTCATCGCGAAGGCCGCATCCGCCAACAATCGCAAGACAGTCCTTCCATTGGAGAAGACAATCGAATTGCTCTATGGCGATGCCAAGGAGCAATACGACCTCAAGTGGAACAGCGCAAATAAGCAAGTCACAGTCTATCAGAAGGGCAAGGATTTGCTTGCCTATGGCGACAAGGACAAGTCGAAGCCGCTTGGAATCGATGACATCATTCCTTCCATCGGCGAAGCGCAGGGATACTTTGTGAAGAACAACACGGCAGATGCGGGAACGACGAATGTCGTTGCAAAGTCTGTTGATGTCAAGAAAGCGAAATACACGTTGCCCGGTTTGGACAAGGCGCGGAAACACGCCGAGCAAACGGGGAACTGAAGAACCGAGGGTGTTCGGTTCATTTGGAGGCCGCCCGCCTTGCAACAAGGGCATTGGAGGTGATGCGTTCGACCTGCGAAATGGAGCGCGTGAAACTTCAACCTTAACAGGCAATGGCCGCAATTCAACTTGAACAACTCTGTACGACTGTACAGCAGAAACTTTCGGAATTGGCCGGAGACAACTATCCGGCAATGAAGCGCGAACCCACCGGGTTCCTTGACGCTGTCGTGAGCGATGTGAACCGAAGCGGGTTCGCCACATCGTATATGCACGATGACGGCGGCGGGAAACTGATGCGCGTTGTGCGCGAGTGGGCGCAACCCGTTCCCTACACGGAAGCGGTTGATGAGGAGCAATCCGTTTGCGAAAGCGGAACGGAGGAAGGCCGCATCTTGGATGTCGTTGAAATCACCCAATACACGGGAAGCCGCGTGATGGAGTTCACCGAATCCGAACTGCGCAAGTATTGTGAGCAACCCAGCGAGGTTCAGACTATGCGTATCGCCCAACACATCGGCGGCGTGATGCGGAAACTGAATCAGAAACTGATTGCGCAATACCTGACTCAAGTGGGCTATACCCCGATGGGAAATTCCCCGGCAAGCGTAACGCTGAATATGCTGTACGATGACGGCGTTACGGAGCAACTCATTCCCGATGGCGAAGTCAAACTGATGGAGGACATGGCCGACATCGGCGTTGTTCGCCCAATCGTTGTCGGTAGCGGAATCGTCAGCCGTTACGCCCGCCTTGCGGCAATCGGCTGTTGCAATGACTACGGACAGGACGTGAGCAACCTCACGGGTTCGTTCGCATTCTACCGCGACCGCGATGTTCAGATTGTTGCTGACGGCGAACCCGACAATGCAATCATTGTTTGGAATCCCGGCGCGGTTCAACTCTCCACTTACAACAAGTATCGTGGCGAGTTCCGGCGCGTGGTTGAGAACCATTACGCCCACGACACGATGGTTGACCCGGTTACGGGCTTGACCTTGGACATGAAGTGGAAGTACGATGATTGCGCCGAGAAATGGCGTCTTCAGTTCGGCGTTCACCACGAACTGCATCTGCTTCCGCAGGAGATGTTCAAGCCGGGCGATGAGCGTTACCGCATCAACTACGCCTTCCTGTACAAGGGCGGTGTATTGGTTCCGGCTCCCTGATTCATATGAGCGAGAGGGCGGGGCAACTTTGCCTTGGAGTGGGTTCCGCCCCGCCCTCAACCTCACAATCATCGATACAATGCCCACGAACGAGTACCTACGCAACGCGATTCGCAAGGCTCAACCTATGAGCCGCGCCGCAACATTCAATCGCTCATCCATCGGCAAGAAGAGTGTTGCCTATGAGGGGCGAACCAAGACCATTGTCACGTTCAAGCCAAGCCCAATCAAGGGAGAGCCGCCGATACGAACGATTGGAACGCGCCCATTTGCGCAACGCTTTACGCTGGCCGATATCAAACAACCGCAAGCACCCAAGAAACGATGAACATCCAATTCAATCGATTGCATTTCTCGTTGTGGAACGCGTCAATTGACGCGGTTTCGGCATTGAAGAAGCGGCGCGTTGTGGTTGCTGCCGTGAGCGAGGGAGGCCAACTATCCTCAAGGGCATCATTCGTTGTCATCAGCGCACCAAGAGGACTTGACACGGCAACGCTCATCAACAAGGTTCTGACCAAGATTGCCGCGCTGTACGCGGGAATGAATGTGTCGCTGTCGGTTGATGGCAATGCGTTGGTGCTTGATGAGAAAGCTATGCTTGCCAAGCCCAAGGCCGAAGTACCCGCGCCGAAGAAAGTTGCGCCGAAGAAAGTTGCGGCAAAGCGAACGGCCAAGACGAAAGACGAACGCGTTGCTTCCGCGCCCGTGAAGAAGACACGCAAGGCCAAACAGCAAGAGGATGAACCTCCCGTGCATTGAAGGCTTCATCGTTCCGCGAACGCTATGCCCCGGCGTTCCCGTAGCAACGCCAAAGAGCGGATTGTACGTTGAAGACCTTCCCGGCTTCAGCACAGTCAGCCTTGCGGCGGTTGAACCGGGAAAGTACTTGACCGCGCAGACGTTCATTGACGAGAAGATGCGCGCGGCAGGGCAGATGATTCTTGACCAATTGCGCGTTCACTTGTCGCAATACGTTCAAGAGGCGCAACCAAGGGAAAGCGGAACCATAGGAACCTTCGACAACAGCACGTTGCCCGGCGCAGCAACCAAGCGCGGCGTTCAAGTTCGCGTTGATGGAGGCGCGTTGACAACACCAATGATTCCGCGCGTATGGCTCAAGTGCGAGGACGACATAGCCGACCTTGTCTTGAAGGTCAGCGATGGCTACACGACGATGGAGCATACAATCGCCGTTGTTGGCGGCGGCGTGGAGAACGAGGTGTGGCTGAACTTTGAAGGTCGCAACAAGACGGTGCAAGTATGGGTGGAGGACATTCGTTTCAAGCCGTACACAGGAAGCGCGAAGGGAACCA